CGCAGAAAGTCCGATTAAATCGGCAAGATCCTTAACCGTCTCCGAATGCAGCGCCATGATCGACTTGAGCCTCGGCAGATTCATTTGATTCCTCCTTTCTTTTTGCTGTGTTTTCCTGAGACACTGCTATAGTACTCCCCTATGTCCTGTGTGTCAACAAAAAAATTTGATTTTTGAGCCACTTTTATTATATAATGTGAAAGCAAAGACACGGAGGTATCTGAAATGAAGATGGGAGACAGAATCAGACAAATGAGAATTGACGCAGGAATGACACAAGAAGAGCTTGCTGAAAAACCGGATATTCTGATAGGTCTTCTATCGCAAAAATTGAAAGCGGAGTTCGCAAATTCGTACACGAACCCCGGCCTAACGCTTTTCAATAGATTCGTCGTACTAAAAATTGTTGTGTGAGTCAATATTCCACCAACTTCTACTTTACATTACTACTCTATCGTAGTATTATAGTCGTAGAGGGGATATCCCCAAGGAGGTAAATATGGCACACTACACAGTAAAGTTCAGTTGCGGACACGAAGCAGACATCCAGCTTTTTGGGAACACGGCTTCTCGTGAGCGTAAGATCAGGTACTACGAAGAGAGCGGCTTATGTCCCGCATGCTACAAGAAGCAGCTTGAGGAATCGAAACGCGAGCTTGCATCCAATACCGCAAAGATGGCTGATGATCTTGGTCTTCCCAAACTCAATGGGTCCGAGAAGCAGACCGCATGGGCAGACAAAATCCGTGTGTCGCTGATTAGTGATGCGAACGAGGCTATCGACGGTGCAAGATGGGCCACCGGAAGGGGCTGGTGCGACGAAGAGAAGCATCAAAGATGTGAGAAGGTCATCGAGTTTGCGACAGCGTTCTCTGAGGCTGTCGGATCTGAAACGTCAGCCTCAGTTATCATCGGCTGGCGCGATGCGGATTTTCGTGTGTTAGAGTCCGTTTACCTCGATAATTTAAAGGATATTGAGTCCGGCAAAAAGGTTCCCAATGACTTTTTTGGCTGCGGAGATCTTTTCGTCAGAACTTTGAAGCTGGTTTATGGAGAGGAAGAGCCTCAGCAGAAGACCATCATCCTTGCTCCTGATCATAAGGAGTCTGATGTTCTTGTAAATGTAACCTACACTGACAGACAGGTCGTCGTTGATTCCCCTAAGGATAGTGGAGTTATTTCTGCGGCCAAGGCATGTGGATTCCATTGGGACACTGGCGCATGGAGGTGCACGATTGGTCCCAGAACAGGCAGTGCCGAGGATCGAGCCTCTGAGATCGCCAACAAGCTCCTGATCGCAGGATATCAGGTAAGTGTTCCAAAGGAAATCAAGGACATGGCGGTGTCCGGAAGTTTTGAGCCCAGATGCACGCGATGGATCACAGCATTCAACGACGACAGTGATCATGTATATGTTACCTGGGAGCGCGGTGACGATATGTACAGTAAGGCGCTGGATCTTACCGGAGCCAAATGGAGAAGCGGATACGGGATGAGCGTTCCGGCATCTTCTGCTGATGAGGTCGAGGATTTCGCGCAGATGTACGGATACCGTATTACTCCTGGTGCGCAGGGTGTGATGGATGCATTTCGCAGTAAGGTAGCGATCGTTGCTCCTAAGCCTGGTAAAAACGAGGAGAAGAAGGACGGTAAGAGTGACCTTGATGGAGTTCTCTCCTCTTCCAGGGATGTGATCGAGGATCTGAAGGATGATTGAGACGTATACAAGCCTGCTGCCATACCAGGAGCAGGCGGTCGAAAAGCTCCGCCATATCAAGATTGGCGCCCTATACATGGAAATGGGCACCGGAAAGACGCGGACCGCTCTTGAGCTGATCAAGATCCGGGCTGCCGCCGGTAAGATCGATCATGTGATTTGGCTTTGCCCATGCAATATAAAGGAGGATATAAAGCGGGGAATCAGAGAACACTCGAACCTCTGCGATCTCGGGATTTTAGACGTCGTCGGAATTGAGACGCTCTCTACCTCGATTCGCGAATGCAGCCGCCTCATGGGGATCGTAGAAAGTCACTCGTGTTATCTGATCGTTGACGAATCATCCCTCGTGAAAAATCCAAGGGCGATGCGCACGGAACACATCCAGCAGCTCGCTGACCACTGCAGCTACAAGCTGATCCTCAATGGTACGCCGATCAGCCGCAATGCCGCAGATCTGTACAGTCAATGGCGAATCCTGGACTGGAGGATCCTAGGATATCGGTCGTATTACAGCTTTGCCGCGAACCATCTGGAGATTGATGACAGAGGTAGGATTCGGAGGGTACTTTATACTGGCTACCTCGCCGAAAAGATTGCACCATACACATTTCAGATAAAAAAGAGCGATTGCTTCACTCTTCCTGGGAAGAATTACTATACAATGTACTGCGACTTTTCTGATTGGCAAAACCGCAATTATGATGGCATTCTCGATGAGCTGCTTACCAGTTTGGACGAGATGTCTAACACGTCGATCTATCAGCTCTTCGGTGCGCTGCAAGCTGTTGTTAGCGGATTTGCTGTAGGTGTTAAATACGAAAAGGGGCGTCCGCATGCGATCCGGCGCAGGTATGTCACGGATCTGCAGAAAAATCCGAGGCTCCGGGCATTGAAATCCTGCATTGGCGGCGCAGATAAGACAATCATTTTCTGTCAATATACAGATGAGATCAACGCCATCCGTGCCTCCGGGAGGTCCGTGACGCCTTTTTTCGGAGAGATGAGCGCCGCAAATCGAAATGCAGCGATTGATTCTTTCCGAGGAGATACGCAGTACTTTGTGGCTAACAAATCTTGCGGTGCCTTTGGGCTCAATCTCCAGTTCTGTCACAATCTAATCTTCTTTTCGCATGACTGGAACTGGGGGACCAGAGCGCAAGCGGAGGATCGCGTGCACCGGCTCGGGCAGGCGCACGAGGTAAACATCACCGATATCTGTATGGATGATTCCATTGATATTCAAATTTTGAAGTGTCTCCGCAAAAAGGAGAACTTATCTGATGATTTTAAAAGGGAAGTATCTCATTTACAAAAAGACGAAATTAAGGCGTTTTTCCATGGAAAGGAGGTAACTAAGGCAAAGTATGGAAAAGATATATAAAGATCAGAATGTATACGACGCGACGCAGGCTCGACTGAAGTATATCTTTGAGGAGTTTGACAACATCGTATGTGCATTCTCGGGAGGAAAAGATTCTGGATTGCTATATAATCTGGTCCTCCAGTACATGGATCAGCACGGAATCCACAGACGCATTGCCCTGATGCACCAGGACTTTGAGGCTGAGTACACAGAGACTGCGAACTACGTAGCGAAGGTGTTCACCGGCTCCCCTGTTTTTGTTGATAAGTACTGGCTTTGTCTTCCTATGGCTGTTCGGAATGCAATGTCTACTTATGAGCCTTATTGGTACCCCTGGAATCCGGATCAAAAGGATATATGGGTGAGGGAGATGCCGGACCACCGCTATGTTTATGCCGAGCATAATTCTCCCTGGTTTTCTAGGGGGATGACTGATCCACAGACTCAGCACGCTTTTGGCATGTGGTACCGTGATCATCATCCTGGTAAAACGATCATCCTGCTGGGGCTGCGGGCGCAGGAATCCCTGCACAGATACAGCTCGATTATCAACAAGCGTCACTCCTACAAGGGCCAGATGTGGATCACGGAAAGCGCAAAGAATCTGTACAGCGCTTCTCCGATCTATGACTGGGAGACGGAGGATGTGTGGGCGGCAAATGGTAAGTTCGGCTTCCCGTACAATAAGCTATATGACCTGTACTACAAGGCCGGTGTAAAGCTGGATGATATGCGCGTAGCTTCCCCTTTCATCGAGTTTGCGGCGGACAGTCTAAACCTGTATCGTGTGATCGAGCCCAATACCTGGGCAAAGGTTGTCGGACGTGTGAACGGGGCTAACTTCGGCGCGATCTATGGCGGTACTAAGGCGATGGGATACAAACAGATCACGCTTCCTCCCGGGCATACCTGGAAGAGCTACACTCTGTACCTCCTCAATACTCTCCCCAAGGATCTGCGCGATCACTATGTACAGATCTTCCGCACATCTTCGAAGTTCTGGAGAGATACCGGAGGAGGGTTCTCCGAGGATGTTATCGATGATATCGAATCACATGGCTACAAGATCCATAAGAATGGAATATCTAACTTCAGCAAAGACGGGAAGCAGCGTATCGTCTTTGATCAGGAAATACCAGACGACACGGACGATGTCGAGAGTACGCACGATATCCCGTCATGGAAGAGAATGTGCTACTGCATTCTGAAAAATGATTATCTTTGCCGTTTTATGGGATTCGGTCCGACAAAGATCGAGGCGCAGAGGATAAAGGCGATAAAGCAAAAATATGCCGCGATTGCGCGGCCAGGGAGGAAATCAAAATGAACAAATGGCAATCACCTGCATACGGCGTGCGCCCGGTTCCGATCGAGAAGATCAGGGCAAACGAATATAACCCCAACCACGTCGCACCGCCTGAAATGCGGTTGCTGTATGATAGCATCAAAGAGGATGGCTACACCATGCCGATCGTCTGCTACTACAATGCAGACGATGACATGTACGAAATCGTGGACGGGTTCCACAGGTATCAGACCATGCTGGACCACAGAGATATCTATGAACGCGAGCATGGTATGCTGCCGGTGTCCGTGATCGACAAGCCGATTGACGAGCGGATGGCATCTACTATCCGTCACAACCGCGCCAGGGGATCCCACGATGTAGACCTGATGTCCGGCATCGTCGCGGAGCTGCACAAAATCGGCCGGTCGGATGCGTGGCTGGCTAAACATCTGGGCATGGACATGGATGAAATCCTGCGGCTGAAACAGCTCACCGGACTGGCCGATCTGTACAAGGACAGGGAATTTTCCAAATCGTGGGAACCTGGGGAGGAGGTTACCGATGTTGATATCACTGGCTGAATATGCGGAAATCCACGGCCGCGATCCGGCCACGGTAAGGCAGATGGCACTGCGCGGCGGGTTTCAAACCGCGCGGAAAATCGGATTTCTACTCACACGCCCCTCGCGGGG